GTAAACGTACATAGAGACGGTTTCGTACCAATGTTCCAATCTTTCGAGATGACCAACTTAGAGCAGCAGCAACGACATGACTCGATGCGTGCTCGCATTGCACATTCACGGCTAATTCGCGGGGCCCTGACTAAAGCTGAAGAAGATCGTTACATGGATGAGTTGAAGGCTATGGAAGCGATGCATAAGTTTTATCTCACCGACTCCGTATCTGCAATGACTGTCACTGGTCTTGCTGCAAAGATTGACAAGATTCGTCCAGACATTGTATTTGTAGACGGTGTCTATTTGATGACTGATGAGGTTACCGGGGAGTCCAACAGTCCTCAAGCTCTTACTAATATCACTCGTAACCTAAAGCATTTAGCAATGGCTAAAAAACTTCCTATTGTTATTTCTACTCAGGTCTTGTTGTGGAAGATGAAGAAGCGTCAAGTATCGGCAGATGCAATCGGATACTCATCTTCTTTCTATCAAGACTCAGATGTAATTCTTGGTTTACAGAAACAAGATGAAGAAGATGACACATCTCGTGAACTACGTATTGTTGCAAGCCGTAACTGCGGACCGGCTACAAGTGATCTGCTATGGGACTGGGAAGAGGGGAAGTTCGAAGAGTATGGATCTCTATTTGGAATCAGTACCGTTTGACGGAACACAAGCTTGCAAGTCAGTGGATCCAGATTTGTTCTTTCCAGAAGACTACGATGATCGAGGCGTGACTGAGCGTGCGAAGATTATTTGCAAGAGCTGTCCGCTAACCCTAGACTGTCTTCAGTATGCTATTAAGGATGTTAGTCTTGACGGTATCTGGGGAGGAACCACTCCCCGTGAACGCAAAAACATGCGTCGACGAAAACGGGTACTTGTATGAGCTTCGACTTAAGAAATAAAGAGTTTCCTACCCACGTATGTGTATGCGGATCTCAGCTTTGGAATGTCAAGTGTATGTTCCAAGATTATGAGATCTCCATGTATATGCTGGACATGGAATGTTTTTCGTGTGGGGCTTTAGCAACCGCACCTACGTTATTAGATATGCCGGAAGATTATGTGATGATGGCTGATAGGCCAAAGGAGGAATATTATGGGGAAGAGGAAGACTGAAGCTGACTTGCGTGCTCACGGCTACCTTACGGTTGATGAGTTTGTAGATACTTTTGCTGAAAGCTTGCGTGGCTATATGTATTCTAATTGGCCAACTACATCTGATGAGCTGCACCACCCAGAGGACTTAGCAGCCAATGCCATGACTTACACAGAAATTATGTACCGAGTGATTGTAGATTTTTCTTAGATGTATCGTGAGGGCGACGTACAGCAAGCTTTGCTGCGTCTCGGTGTTCTAACAGAACAACGTAACCGAGAGCTTCAAGGTTATTGCCCCATGCACTTAGAGCGTGTCGGCCGTGAAGATCACAACCCTTCTTGGTCTATGAATTCTGAAACTGGTGTCCACCATTGCTTCTCCTGTGGATACAAGGGCACGCTTCTAACTCTTGTTGCTGAGATCAAAGAACTTAAAACTTCTTGGGAACGTCTAGATTTAGAAGCTGCTAAAGAATGGCTGCGTGCAAATGTAGAGGTTGATTTTGAACAGTTAACAAAACAGTTAGAAGAAATGCGAGAGTCTTACGTTTCTCTACCTAAGCCCGTAGAGATGAGTGAGGCTCGACTAGCTGTATTTGACTCGCCACCAGACTGGGCTTTGCAAGCACGCCAGTTAACCGCAAATGCCTGTGAAACATACGGTGTTAAGTGGGACCGCCGTCAAGAAGCGTGGATTACCCCCATTAGAAATGCTGATACCGGAAATCTTATGGGGTGGCAAGAAAAAGGTCAGAGCAATAGAACTTTTAGAAACCGTCCAACAGGTGTAAAGAAATCCACAACTTTATTTGGCTTAGATGTTTGGGCTACTGAGACTATGCTCATAGTTGAGTCACCTTTGGATGTTGTAAAGCTTAGCTCTATGAGATTGAGTCAGGGCGTATCAACCTTTGGGGCTAGCGTAAGCTCAGATCAAGTGGCTTTATTCCGCAAGGCCGGAAAGTTGATTTTTGCTTTTGATAACCCTAGTATTGATAAGGCGGGGGAGAAAGCTTCCAAAGAGATGTTCTCTCTTAGTAAAGAACTAGGCTTTGAATGTTGGTTTTTTAATTACGCTTCTAGCGGAGTAAAAGATATAGGGGACATGACATATGAGCAGATCGAGTACGGCATCCAGAAAGCTAAGCACTGCGTATTTGGGGAAAAATCAATTTACGGAGACTGAAGCTGAGCTTAGGGCCCGTATTATTAACGAGATTGCACACGTCAACGAGTTTTACCGAAATGGTCTACCTAAGTCAGCCACTGCTATACTTGTAGAAGTAATTGCGATAATAAGGGGCAACTAGTGACTTTTACCGGGACTCTACTCCCGTATCAACCAGAGGCTGTAGATGCTATGTGCCGACGCGGCAAAATGTTAGTTGCGTACGACCTTGGTTTAGGAAAAACCGTTTTAACTATCGCTGCGATTGAACGACTTATGGATGAAGGTTTAGTAACTGAACCTGGTATCATTATCTGCTTATCTAGCCTGAAATATCAATGGGCAGATCAAATCAGAAAGTTTACTAATGAGTCTTCAACACCTTTGGTTATTGATGGAACGCCAAAACAACGAGTTGCCCAATACCAAGAAGCCTTTGATTGGGGGCATACACTCGTTGATTACGTCATTATTAACTACGAGCAAGTTGTTAACGACTGGGAGTATATACGACAGCTCCCTACAGGCTTCATTGTCTGCGACGAAGCAACCGCAATCAAAAGCTTTAGATCAAAACGATCTCAAAAAGTAAAGAAACTATCTAGCCCCTATAAATTTGCTCTTACTGGTACACCGGTAGAAAACGGAAAACCAGAAGAGCTCTACTCAATTATGCAATTTGTTGACCCTAAAGTTTTGGGAAGATTTGATTTATTTGATTCTACGTTTATTGTTCGTAACAGGTTTGGTGGGGTAGAGCGTTATAGAAATTTACCCCTGTTAAATAAAACTCTTTTAGAGGCGTGTGTTAGAAAACGTCAAGCCGATCCAGATGTTGCCCCGTACTTACCTGAAACTATATTTGCGGAGCCAATTCTTGTACCGTTTGATTCATATGGAGCTAAACTTTATAAGTCTATAGTTCGAGATTTACTTGCTGACCTTGACGAAGCTATAGAGTCTTTTGGAACATCTTTTGATCTGCTCTCTCATTACTCTGGTTCTCAACCAGACCAGGCAAACGCTATGCGTGGAAAAATTATGTCTAAATTAACTTGCCTCAGAATGCTGTGCGATCATGGAGATCTTTTACGAGAAAGCGCTAAAAAGTTTAATCTTGTAGACAAAACAGTTCTTTATAGCGAAGAATTTGATGACGGATCATCCGTTTCATTTAGCAGCGTGGAACCCGCTCTTGGATCTAAAGGTGGTTCAGCTTATGCCGCAGAATTAATGGATAGCGGTGCTCTGGATGACCTTACTAAGTCCCCAAAACTATCTGTATTAAAAGAGTACGTAGATACCTTTTTAAGTGATTATGAAGGAAACAAGGTAGTTATATTTACTAGCTATGTTAAAATGGTAGACATTATTATGACAACCCTTGGAGCAAAAATCTCCACCGGTTATACCGGAGAAATGAATGCAAAAGATAAAGAATCTTCTAAGCTTAAGTTTCAGACTGACCCTAATGTTAGGGTCCTTGTTAGTTCTGATGCTGGTGGCTATGGCGTGGATTTGCCTCAGGCTAACTTACTCATTAACTATGATTTGCCGTGGAATGCTGGACTCGCTGTACAAAGGAATGGTCGCATACGTAGGGCGTCTAGTGAGTGGAAGACAATAGTTATTCAAGACATACTAATGCAAGAGTCTGTTGAAGAGCGTCAACACGCAATGCTCAGTCAAAAACTAGCCGTAGCAAACGCTGTTGTAGATGGTGAGGGTATAGACGATAAAGGTGGGGTTAATTTAAATATTGGTTCACTTAAGGCTTTCCTTGAGGCAGCTTTCGTTTAACATAGTCAGATGCCTAACGCACCTAAAACGCCGACACGCACTATCCGTGTAGCCACAGACCTTTGGACTGCCGTAAAAGACAAGGCTGCTATAGAAGGCCGTACGGTTACGGATGTCATTGTTGAGGCGCTAAAGGCATACACCAAGGAATAATTTTCCTGGTATCCTTGTTACACAATAAGATCTGCCCAATTCCGGGGGGTCTAACAACCTAGTTATCGTCTAAGGAGATAATTATGAATCAATTACCCATGCCTAAAGGATATCCAAATCAAGACTGGAACCATAAGCAACTTCCCAAAGCAACCCCAGTAACTATCAATAGTTTATTTCCAAACTTTGATCGTTGGGCTATTGGCTTTGATCCTCTTCTAACTGTGTTTAGGGAAGTGTCTACTGCTGCAAAGCAAGCTTCCTACCCTCCATACAACATCCGTCAGGTAAACAAAGATCTTTATTACATTGAGATGGCTTTGGCTGGCTTTGATAAGGACGGCTTGTCTGTCTCTAAACAAGAGAACGTCCTGACAGTTTCCGGTGAAGGGGTTAACAGCCACCTTGGTAATAGTGAGTTTGACTACATTCATCAAGGAATTGCTAGACGTGACTTTGATCAGGAATTTACCCTAGCTGATCACATGGAGGTTACTAAGGCTGAGTTCGAAGACGGCCTTTTAACTATTACCGTAGAGCGCATCTTGCCTGAGGAAAAGAAGCCTAAGAACATCCCGATCAAGTAACTTGCATATTGTCGGTGGGGTGGTATAGGCTGGGTTTAAAGGAGGGCACCCATGCCAAATATCATCCCACCGGACAAGAAACCGGTAAGTTCTGTATTAAGTAAAGTTCAACAGTTTGTTACTTTAAAGCGTCGCATCGATGACTTAACAAAAGAACAGGCAGAGTTAAAAACATTTCTTTCGGATCTTGTTGATACCGAAGGAGAGCCAGATGACAAAGGTCATTTATGGTATTCGTTAGATCAAGAAGTCGATGGATATAGGTCTTTGCAACGTCAACGCAAAGTTTCTCAAAGTCTTGACATGGCAGAGGCAACACGAATTTTAAAAGAAAAAGGACTCGACTCTCGCTGTTTTGTTATGCAACCTGTTTTAGATGAAGATGCAGTTATGTCTTGTCTATATGAGGGTTTGCTTACAGAAGAAGATGTTGATACGATGTTTCCTAAGAAAGTTACTTGGGCATTTATACCCTCTAAGTCATAAGGTCTGGTAGATATGAACGACGAAGTTGACAAGCTCTTTGAAAGCCTGGATGATTACTACCCGGGGTCAAAGCGCAAACGTCGTGCTCCAGATCCAAAAGCAAAACCACGTAAAGTTTCTACGCCAGGAACTTGGGATTCTGAACCTCAGGTGAAGACACTTCCCAATGGAAAGGTGCTAGAATTGTTTAGCGCAGGTTCGTTAGGACTTGCGTTAAACAGACCGTTAGTTACTTTGAGGCTTTGGGAACGAA